AGTCTGACTTCATCACCAACGTCCTACCCTATACCTACGACCATGAGCGGAAGGCCAAAAACCCCGAGTTTGAAGCCATGATGGAACGAATCGTCCATAAAGACCTGGATGCGGCGGGGAAGACACGCTCCTTTGGACACATGTTCGGGGCAAGCCTCCTGCCCGCCTTCCCCCACATCTTCATGGTCTATGGCCCCCCAGGTACGGGGAAAAGCACGGTACTCAATATCGCTGCCAGGCTCGTCTCCCCAGAAAATCTCTGCTCAGTTCCGCCATCTGAGTTCAAAGACGACCACCTGACATCCATGGTGGGCAAGCTCGTCAACATCGACACCGACATTCCTCTCAATGAGCCGATGCAAGACGCCATCGTGAAGAAGATCATCGAACGCAAACCCATGCCCATCAAACGCAAGTACAAGGAGGTCATCTGCGCCCCCATTCCCTCGGTGCACATGTTCGGGGGGAATGACCTACCCAAGTCTTTTGCTGGATCTTCCAAGGCGCTCAATCGGAGATTCACACTCATCGAACTCACCTCACACGTACCCAAGGAGAAGCACATCCGGGATTATTGGAACTGGTGCTTTGACCAGTGCCCGGACGGAGTCTTCAATTGGGCGCTCAGGGGCTTGGAGGACCTTCTCCAGGATGATGAGAACTTCCACCAACCCAAGAGCAGCAAGGAGGCCATGACCTTGTGGAACCTCCGGTCTGACCCAGTGGGGGAGTTTCTCCGCGACATTGAGAACGGAGAAGTTCTTGACAGCAACAATCAACTGTTCATTGATTCTGAGGCCACAATTCCCAAAACTAGCCTCTGGACTTGCTTCGTGGCCTGGCATCGGGTCGCTCATAATTTCGACACCAAGTTGGGGAGGAGCACCTTCTTTCGTTACCTCGCGGACCGGGGCGTCAAGGAACACCGGACTAAATTAGAACGACAAGTGAAGGGGATCGGGGTGCGGGTGAAGGTGTCGGCGGAATCGTAGTGTCACCCGTCATCTCTTTCGTCACCTTGACTCGGTGTGTAATGCACCAGATAATACTGGGGAATGACAGAAGAGATGACGAATGACATATATATAGTATATATACTATTTATATCTTATCTTCTCTCCTGTACTTATTAACGCACTGCATAGTGCTGTATATAAAGTCCTGGAAAAAACACCGTCACCGCGGCACCTCGTCACAGCGACACCCAAACCGCCCGAAAACTATTCCCTACCTAATCAGTAGGGCTTTTACACCTCCTTGCGAGCTTTCAGCACCTCTTCTCCCACGAGAGTCGCCTGCTTCAAGACGTGAGCATTCCAGGAATGACGCGCCTCTGCCTGGAGGCTCGGGTGGAGGTGGCTTATTTGGGCTTCCATCTCCTGCCTCTGCTTCGTCAGTTTTTCTGCTCTCTGACAGAAAGGCTTGAGGCTTTCATCGGCTCCGCAGACCTTGTCCTCACATTGGGGGCATTTGATTGTTGTCGTCATTCTTCTCTCCTTTGTTGTTTTTGTTTGTTCCCACTACACAGACGTTGAATAATAAAGTATGCGAATCTTCACAGTGTTGTTCTTCCTGGTGATCCAGTCCTCCCACGCGTTCACCGGCCCCAAGGAGTTCCTCCCCTTGGTGAATGACTTCGTCGCGGAGGGCTTCACCCAAGGCAGGTCTGCACAAGCTTTAGACCACTCCCGCCTCACCATGGCGTTCGGGACGACCGAGGGCAACGTGATCGGCTTATGCTACTCCGGCCAAGGATACAAGCCTTCGATTGTGATCTCGCGCAGGTTTTGGGACGAGTCCAGCGACACGGCCAGAAAGCTTGTTTTGCACCATGAGCTTGGGCACTGTGTGCTGGACCGCCGCCACCGGGAGGGTCGCTTCACCAATGGCAACCCTATGAGCATGATGTACCCGATCATCTTGGCGGATCAGACTTACCTGGCGTACCAGGACTACTACGAGCGGGAAATGTACGAGCTTCAGACAAGTATGGCAGACGAGGGCGACTCGTCCTGCGAGTTCACGCAGTAAGAGCCGCCCCCTTCAAGTTAGTTCCGAACGACGTTGCCGTCGAACCGGAGATTGCCGTTGATCGTCCCGCCGGTCACAAACGTGGCAGGCATGGCATCACGAGTGTTGGAGATGCTGCCGTCAGTATCCATGTTGAACGTGCAGCCCGTGAACTTGAGCCCCGCACCTGGATGGTTGACGTTCTCAGCCGCATACATGGCGACTTGTTTCTGATTACTGCCTGACACCTTGTGGAGCGTGCAGTTGTTCAGATTCCAAGTCCCGCCTTCACAGGGATCAATGCAGCGACCTTCGGTGTTTGGCTCAAACAAGCAACCATCGAAGTTCAGCTCCGTCCACCGAGCCTTGAAAGCGTGGCCTTCGCCCGACTTGGTGAACTTGCAATCCTTGGCGTTCAGCACTGAGTTCCCCGCAACCCCGATGATGTAGGCGTTGTGGGTATTCCCGCTGGCCCCAATGGACTGTCCACCCTGACCGCAGTCATGGACGTTCACCCTGGTGAGACTCCAGTGATTGCCGACCTGGCCCTGGATGGAGCGCAAGCCGTTGTCGCAATCATGGATCTCCATGTCGATCATGTTCAGGATGTCACAAGTCGCCTCAGTGCATACCCCGCCAGCGTTGCCGCCGTCGTCTTTGCTTACATGGGCGTTCATGATCACACCGTCCTGGAGGGTGGAATCAAAGCGGACCAGAATGCCGCCCTTGCCCCAACCTGGGCGAGTGCCTTTGCAATCGAGTACCCAAGGCTTGCCCCCGTCCTTCACGGCGGTCACGGCCTTGATGGTGCATGGGACACGAGTGAACACACCCTGCTCCCAGAAGGTCGCGCCATTCTCAATCAATACTGTCCCGCCTGCCTTCACTGCGGCCAAGCCTTCGGACAAGTTTTTGAACTGGGAGTTTGGTCCTACCTTTACGAGGTCGGCTACTGGATTGTCCGTAACCGCTGCGCCGTTGAAAAAGCTTGTCGCTGGCGGTGGCGTCACCACTGGCGGTGGCGTAGCTGTTTGGAGAGCTGTGAGCTGGTCGTGAATAACTTTAAGTTGAGCTGAGATCGGAACAAGCAAAGCTTGCACGTCGGCTACCTGGAGAAGAGTCGCTGTTTGAGTCATATGTTTTTCCTCGTTGGTGGGAAAACGGCGGGCCCCGAAGGACCCGCCGCTCACCGTTTCGTCAGCAGAAGTTCATGTGGAACACGAACCTCATTGCGGCGGCGGCCAGGATAAGGCCGACACCGAACAGAAAACCACTTACTACTTCCATTGCTTGGTTCATTCAGTTCAGACCTGGGCCAGGACGACGACCGAGTTCGGCGTGCGGAGCTTGAGGGTGTACGCATCCTTCCCGCTTGGATCAGCAGGAGGGGTGTGGAGAACCCAGACCGTCACGGCAACGTCGGTAGGATCAGCCTGGAGGATGGGGATTAGCCCGTCCTTGCCAGCGGCTCCGTCTTTACCGGCAGCTCCGTCAGCACCAGCAGGTCCGGCGGGACCGACCGCGCCAGCAGGACCAGCAGGTCCGACCGCGCCATCGACACCAGAGACACCGTCGGCTCCAGCGTGACCAGGAACGCCTGGGACGCCGTCAGCGCCTGCGACACCCTGGATACCCTGGGGACCGGCAGGACCAGCGACACCGTCGGCTCCAGCGTGACCGGCAGGACCGGCATCACCCGCGACACCCTGGGGACCGGCAGGACCAACGGGGCCAATTGCCCCGACCGCGCCATCGAGCCCGTCTTTGCCGTCGTGACCTGGAACACCAGCGGCTCCGTCCGCTCCCGCGACACCGGCAGGACCGGCAGGACCGGCAGGACCGACCGCGCCGTCAACGCCAGCCGCTCCGTCGTGACCAGGAACGCCGGCAGCACCGTCCGCTCCAGCCACGCCCTGGACTCCCTGGGGGCCCGCAGGACCGATTAAACCAGCCGCCCCATCCTTACCCGCCACCCCGTCCGCTCCGTCGTGCCCTGGGACGCCTGGGACGCCGTCAGCGCCAGCTACGCCCTGGGGGCCCTGAGCACCGGCCGCACCGGCCGCGCCAGCTTGACCATCTGCGCCAGCGTGACCGGCAGGACCAGCGTCTCCCTGGAGACCCTGGATTCCCTGGGGGCCGACAGGACCGACCGCGCCGACAGCTCCGTCAACGCCGTCTTTGCCGTCGTGACCGGCAGGGCCTGGAGCGCCATCAGCGCCGGCAGGACCAGCAATACCTGGAGCGCCTTGAGGACCAGCCATGCCGTCAGCGCCAGGATGGCCGTCAGCGCCAGCAGGACCAGCAGGTCCAACAGGGCCCATCGCACCGTCAGCACCAGCCGGACCAGCAGGACCAGGAGCGCCCGCGCCACCATTTCCGGCACCACAATTCTCGTTGATGATCTGGACGGGAAATTCTTCTTTGTTCCATGGCATTTTCATGAGGATTACCTTTCGATTTTTGCAGGATTGTTCCTGCGGTTGCAGACAGGATTGTTCCGGGGGAATTTCCCGGAGAATTGTTTTATCGCTCGGAATTCTTCCGAGAGGGGATTTTTTCGCGACAATTTTCGCGAGATTTTTTCCGAGGATTTTCTGGGGGGAGAGTGAATTGAAATGATTGTGTTTGATAGGTAAAGCTTGCCGGGGAGAGCGGCGAGAAGAGAGCGCGACGGTGAGTGAGAGCGGAGTTTTTCGTCAGATAGGGCCTTTTGTAACCCGATTGTACCGGACGGCAAGGCGAGAAGCGAAAGAAAAAATGGCGCATGATCTCCTTGGCAGATCATGCGCCGCTTCTCCCCTAGCCTTGGTAGTTCAAACGGGAGAAGGATGGGCAAGCCGGACGATGAAATACAGCTTGCCCGATCCGTTAGCTTACTTGTTTTTTGAAACCACTAAACTCATTCCCCGCTATATCCCATTGCACCGTCCGAAGGTAATCCGGCTTGGTAAGCAAGTCTTTGACTGCCTTGCACACCATTCCCGATAACAGATTGGCAGTGTAAATGGTAGCTTTAGCCGTACATCTCTCCTGAAAAGCTTGCGCATCGCTGTACAAGCTTTTTCGGTAGTCCGTTTGATCGGTAGGTGACATCGGTTTCATGACATACATCAAAGCGTTTTCCGCGCCCATCCTTGGGTCAATAATCGCCTTGGTATGCACTGACTTGTTTTCATGGTTTTCCCATATCAGCTTCCGCACTGCCATGGAGTCAACTGCTGAAATGACAATCCCTGGAAAGTGACCTAGCTCATAAGCTTGTCTGCTTACCTTGATATCCACTCCGGTGAATGCCTTGACCATGCTTGCAAGTGCATCCACCTTGAATTGCCCGACGGCACTTTCAGGGTAGAATTGCGACGGTAAGTTTAACTCACTTACCCGATCAAAGTCATGCACGGATATGTCATTCATTCCCATTTTGGCTAGTGACAAGCTTGTCCAGCTTCCAATAGCACCGGCACCGATGATAGTTACCGGGCAAGCAAGCACGGACATTGGAATAAGATCTAATTGCCGAGTAAAACGCTCATTCTGAAACATTGTAGTATCCTTGTAATTGCTCTGCTTTCAATTCCATCAAGATGTCTGAAACCGAATATTCATTTTCTAGCATCCAGATAACTTCCTTTGGTTCGCCACCAAGGGAAGAAATCATCACTATGTCGTCTATTTCAATTGGGTAGTGCTGCACCAAGGTTTCCAAGTGATCACTTTCCCAATTCATAGCAAGCAAGTGTTGCACTTCGCCTACTGACAAACCCCAATCATCTAAACCTTTCCAATCATCCAAAGGTTTCTCATCGTCAATAGGCTTGTCCATGACAATCAAGTTTTCAACCGGCTTGTAGCCGCGCCAATCCTCATACGCTGGTGTCTGCCATTGCACCGCTTCTTTGATTGTCACCTTGGAATCATATTCCGCTTCCCACAAGGCTTGTTCAGGATGAACAAACGGCATGACTTGAGTATCCAGGTTATCCAAGTAAAGCTCTGACTTGCCCCATGGTGTGTCCAAACCGCTTGCGCTGTAAAATGCCGAGAAAATCTCTTCTTTCACGTTAAAAACGCTTGCCGCCATGAAACCTCCCGCGCCTATCTTGCGGATAGTATCCTTGTCAGTGCCTGACATAAATGAACTCATTTTTTGGTGTGAATGCCACCAAAAATTTAAGTATTCCTTTACTCCTTTACCGTACAATTCAGCGCAAAGCTTGGCGTATGCTTCCGCTGTTATGTCCGTTTCCACTCTCCCGTTTTCTTGCTTTAGCAGGAAAGCATCCAGCACTCTAAGCACTCCTTTGGGCTCAATCGCTACAGTGCCATAGCCTGAACATTCCATTTCTGGATTGCGCTTAACCCAAGTCATGATTTTCAAATAAGCTTTATTCTCGATTACAATTGTCGGTTTCATAGGGCTTCCCTTTCAGAGTCACTTAGGTTGCGCTCGCAATTACGGTTATGAATATCATCATGGGAATCGCATTCCCGGCACCTATCGCAATTCTCTTCTACGGAATCGCATTCCCGGCAACATGAGCAATCTTGACCATCATACGTGCGACACACCGAACACCAATGCTCGCCGCACCTTTCAATGCTTGTCTCTCCGCATTGCTCGCAATAGAAACACTCGCAATTGTCAACATGAGTGTTACAAGTACCGCAACATTCACAATTGTCCGTACTATTCCCGCATCCATCGCATTCATTCTCTTCTTCATCGTCTTCAATTCCTTTCCTGATATCTTCAAATTTCTTAAGCTGGACATAGGGTGTGCTTTCCCCGGAAAAGTTTGAAAGCAAGTCAGGCAATAGGGCCATGACTCGCGCTAACTCCCCCTTGGCAAGCATTCCCGCTACCGCATCACTTGAGTTACCCCAACAAACTTTCCCTGCTGCACTCAAGTAAGGATGGTAGTGACCATCGGCATTGACGTTATTCCCGCTAGGCTTTAGCCTTATTTCAAGGCTAGACAAGTCAATGCTTACCTGGAACAAACCAAGATTTACTTTCCTGTCCACTCCGTATTCCGCATTTCGTTCAACACAAATCACCGGGTTTCGTGTGTCAAAGTAAACTGTGCCACCTACCTTTGAATTCAGCTTGTAATAGGGATTCGATAAGACTTGTTTGATCTCATCGACCATCCCAGTTCTCCTTCCCTGCAATGCTTCCGCATGGCAATGCATTTCATAAGCTTCTTTTATCTTTCCATCGGCGGAAGTCAGATAATTTGAAGCTTCCATTTTAGCAAAATCACGGTTAGCAATCAGGGTATTCACCTTATTAAGCAAAAAGTTTGGTCCGTAGTCTTTCGCATAGTCCAGCAAGTCTTTAGTAATTGGATCATTCTCATCATAGGCTTGCTTGCTTGCCTTGACCGCATCCACCTTGGCAAAGAATGCACCATTCATTGCCGTTTTATCGACAAGCATTTCCTCCGTTAGGAATTCATCCAGCTTCCAATCTTTGATATCCTCGCAAGTCATGGTAGCCAAGTGTTGCAAGTATTCTAAAGCTTGCCTTAAAGGCTCATAGGGCAAAGTGCTTAAATTGTACGGGTTATCTCGCGTGATATCCGGTAGCGTACTACCTTGTATCATACCTAAAAATTCTGGTCTCATCGTCGTTCACTCCGTTTGAAAAGAGACAATAGAAAAAGGGAAGGAATGCACCATTGCACTCCTTCCCGCTTCAACTATGAAAGGGAATAGCTGAATTACTTGTTTCCACCTTTGGTGTTTTCGGTCAATAGCACGTAATCCCGCTCTTTCAAGGTATCGGTGTCCAGTGCTGGCGTACCGTTAATGTGACCAAGATGATTTGGGAAACCAAGTGCTCGCTTGATGTCCGCTACCGTGTTCACGTTATCGAAAACTTTGCGCTCGCCACCTTGAACATGCCCTACTACGTTATTAGTCATATCGTCTTTTTCCTTCTTACCGTTTGACTCGGTTCCTTCCTTATATACGATGCATCGTGCATCGCTCAAAGCTTATGCCTTGAATGAGCAAGCTAGACTATTGCCTAGCTTGCCGATCAAAAAACAAGCCTAGTTAGGACGGATGTCGTTTATCACCTTGTCCTTGTAGTCCGCGTAACCCTCAAAGATCCTGTACTCTGACAAGCATTGCTGCACTAGTGAGAACCCATCCGGGTATATCACCGTAACCCGTTCAGGTTTTTCAAAGTCAGTCGGCATGTAGTGCGCAAGTCTTTGCGCTTCCGCTTCCCGCTTGGTCCTTGCCCGAATACTGTAACAGTCACTGGCATTGTGGCGACAAACCCAGTAAACAAGCATCATGACTTGCTCACTGTCATCGGGTAGTAGCTACCATCAACCGCATGTAGAGGCTTGCAATCCGCCCATCCAAAGTCATTCACAAGCGCACCCCATCGGCTATCAGGTTAGCTGCAACCGTATCAATGCACGCGTACACTACACGATGGTACAAGCTATCACCGTAACGGTATGCCTTGCTGAACCTGAACCCGGTAGCTCTTAACATCGGTGCTAGTGCCCGACTAACTCTCATTCGTTTACTCATCGTCATTCCCTTTCAAGTGCCGGTTTGACTCGGCACGGTTAGCAGACTGCCAGCTTGTAACCCAAGTGATGCAAGTTTGTAAAGCTTGTTTTATAAAAAGCTTGTTTTATATTTTCGTTCCTCGTCGCTTCCTTTATATGTCTGCATTCGCTGCATCGCTTGCCCACTCCCGCCACTCCCATGCGCTTGCCCGTCCCACCACTCCCGCACCCCGCACCAAACAAGCCTTGCCCCCGAGCCAACAACCGTCAACCGCTGGACAAGCTTATCAAGGGCACCCTCGCGATGTAACCGTACCATCCGGCTTGCTACTTACCCCCTGCCCGAACCCCGATCGTTCAACCTAGGTCATCCTCGTGCGTCGCACACCAATACATTTAACCCAGCGTAATCTTTGATGAATAAATCTTGCCATGATAATTTCTACAGGAATAATTCCGGCCCGGATCGGGTTTAGATTCATGGGGGAGTCGGGGCTTGGGGGGAGCTTCTTGATCGTGATCGTCAGCCCGTCGAGCCCCGGAAAAAACGAAAAAAGGCTCTTTGTAACGCACTGCGGCCTAGACAAAAGGCCCCGAACCCCTCACCATTCCCCACATGGAAAAGAAAGCCCTCACCCTGGCCCCCGATTCCGGGCCCGAAAACCAACACGCTATTGACCTCTTCAACAGGGCCGACGAGCGCGCCATCATCAACTTGGTCCCGCCCCAAGTCCAATCAGCGATGTTAGACTCAGCCAAGCGCCGGCCTGATCTCTTCAACCTGGACGAAAAATCTCTCTACAAAACGCTCAAGCAAGAGGAGTGCACACCCACTCCAACCGACAACCGTCTCAGGCTTGCTTTTTGGATGGAGTACGACAGGGCACAAACAACGGTCAAGGACATGGTCATGACCAACGTCGTGAGCGGCGTTTGCACGAGGGATTACTTTTATGGAAACTATCTCAAGCACCCAGAGAAAATCTCCTGGCTACTTTGTCCCATCGTTTCTTATGAGGTCAAGATGCGCGAAGCCTTGGACTTCGGGATCGACAGGTTGCGCGACATCTTGGAGCTTCCTTATATAGACGAGAAAGGAAGGATCAACACCAAGATCCTGGACCTCCAGGCGAAGATCATTTCGATGCTGGACCAAAGGGTGAAGGGCTCAGTACTCCAGAAGAACATGAATCTGAACGTGATGACCACAGACAAGGTGGTCGCAGAAATGGCCTTGGGTTCCACCATGGGGGATCTCGACACCCGCATCCGTGAGCTGCAAGCCAGGGAGAGGCGAGCACTAAATCTGCCCGACGAAAAGAAAGCTGATACCATCGAGGTAGAATCAACCACCGTCACGGAGGACGAGTAAGATGCCGACCAATCCCTGGACCCAGTCTCGCGGCCAAGCCCCCGATCCCATGGAAGCCCTCATGAATGGCGGGGGAGCGCCGGCCGGAGACATGCCGGTTGCCAAAGCCCCCAAGCCCCAAGGCCCCGTACCGAGTGACGTGGTGGACAGATCAGAGGTGATGGGCAAGCCCCCGACCGCCATGAACGCTGAGGCGCGGGCTGCATTCCTCCAGTTGCTGATGAAGGAGAGAAACCCATCAGACCAGAAGTTAAAGGAGCTGATGAAGAAGGCTATCCTGATGACACAAGAACCAGAAGTGGTTCCCATGGCTCCCGAGCCTGACCATACGATGAAGGCCCCGCCCATTCCTCCCGGTCCGGTCAACCCGGCTGATCCTGCGATGGGTAACCCAGGCGTGCCCCCCATGGGCAATCCGGGCGGGCACACGATCATCTTAAAGCGCAAGGGCATGTGATTGCCAGACAAGCCCAAGAAGCCTAAGAAACCATTAACCCCAAAGGTTAAGAAAATTCTCGCGCCTCCCGTGAAACCTCCGGCTGATCCGGCGGCGGAGTTGGCCGCCAAGCGCGAGCTTATTGTGCTTCAGGAGCAGAAACTGAAGTTGATGGAGGGGCTCCCGTTCCTCTATGGCTGGAAGTGGTACGGGTGGGCGAGAGAGTTCTTTGAATCAGCGAACAAGCTTAATTTTCTTTGCGCGGCGAACCAGATCTCAAAGAGTTCAACGCAAATAAGAAAGTGCATCGACTGGGCGACGAACACTTCAAAGTGGCCCATGCTCTGGGGACGCAAGCCCATCCAGTTTTGGTACCTGTATCCCACCGCTTCGCAGTGTAAGATCGAGTTCGAGACCAAGTGGAAGCAATTCCTTCCGCGCGGCGAGTTCAAGAGCCATCCGGTGTACGGCTGGAAGGAGGAAATCAAGAACAAGGAACTCTTCGCAATACATTTTAATTCCGGAGTTCATGTGTACTTCAAAACATACTCCCAGGACGTTCAGAGCCTCCAGACGGGTACGTGCGATGCGATCTTCTGTGACGAGGAGCTTCCCGTTGATCTGTACGATGAATTGATCTTCCGTATTTCGGCCAGTGATGGTTACTTTCATATGGTCTTCACTGCTACCCTGGGCCAGGACTTTTGGAAAGCAGTTCTTGAGGAGACGGGTACAAGAGAGAAGCTACCCCAAGCCTACAAAAAACAAGTCTCCATGTACGACTGCCAGTTCTACGAGGACGGCACCCCTTCCCACTGGACCATCGAAAAGATAAAAATCCAAGAGGCGAGATGCAAAAGCCACAACGAGATCCTCAGACGTGTGTACGGCAAGTTTGTTGTAGACGAGGGGCGCAAGTACGAGCAGTTCGATTTGAAGAGACACATGATCCCCACGAAATCTTTCGGAGACGACTGGTACTATTACTGTGGGGTGGACCCGGGGAGCGGGGGGAGGGACAACCACCCGGCTGCGATTGCGTTTGTTGCCGTCAGGCGCGACTTCAGACTTGGCTATGTGATCCGGGGATGGCGGGGGGACCAGCTTGCAACCACTGCGGGCGACATTGTGAACAAGTTTATTGAGATGCGGGGTGGGCAGGAGTTCCAAGGCATGTACTACGACCAGTCGGACCGGGACTTCTTTGAGATCTCGTCCCGCATGGAGGTCCCGTTCCAGCCGGCCGACAAGTCTCACGACAAGGGCGAGGAGATCATCAACGTCCTGTTCAAGAACAACATGCTTTTCATATTTGACACGCCAGAGCTTCAGAAATTAGGCTGGGAACTCTCCAACCTTCGGCTCGACACTCCCAAGCGGGTGGCAAAGGACGACTTTGCTGATGCAATGCGTTACGCCATCACCCGTATCCCCTGGGATTGGAGCGCGATCACGGGCAAGTCCCAGGAACAAGCAAAGAACATTGAGGCAAAGACACTTGGAAACCCGATCGACATCGCCAGACGACAAGCCTTTGAAGAAGGAGCCCATAACCGCGCCCAGAACGCGCTCGACGAGGAGATTGCCGAGTGGGCCGAACTCTACTGAGATGACGACCGCCCAAGTCTGTGAAATACTGAAAGCATGTGGAGAAGTCGCGGTCACCGAGCTGAAATTTGGTGGCCTTCATGTGAAGTTCAGCCCGAAAGCTGAAGTTCCGTCCTTTGCAGACCTGGCTCACGCCCGGGCGATGCAGGCAAGCATGGATATGACCCCCGCTCCCCAATCCGCAACCGAAATTGCGGGAATCCAGACACAAGAAGCAGCCCACGCCTTACAGAGGGACGAAACCTTCCTCCGGCGCGAACAAATAGCTGATCTTTGGATCACGAATCCGGCCAAAGCAGAGGAACTGCTTGCCAACGGGGAACTCACGGAAGATGACGCAACTGACGAAGAAACATGACCACGCCGCTCTCGAAAAGCTTTATTTGGAAGCCGACACAATCGACAAGGAGATGTTTGCCGAGCAACGCTCGAACCTCCTGTTGATCGCGGGAGAACATTACCAGCGCCGGCAAGCCAACCTCTTCCGCCGCATCCGGGACTCAAAAGACCTGAACGATGAGATCAAGATCCGGCTCACCAAGAATCACATCCAGAACATCTGCAAAAATCTGACGAATAACATCTTGTCTGCCGCCCCGGGCGTGGGGGTGGAGCCGAAAGACGACAAGGAACTCCAAGACCAGAAGTGTGCGGATCTCGCGCACTCCGTCTGGCGGGACGGGGTTGAGAAGTACGGCATTGATGAAATGAAAGACGACTGGGCTGACGAGATGGTCGGCATTGGCGAAGTCGCAACCAAAGTGTTCTGGGACCCCAACGCTGGCGTGATCAAGCACTTTGAGCAGGCGGTCGATGGCGAAGGCCAGCCGATGTTTGACGCTGACGGCGTGCCTCAGAAGGGCGATCCCAAGTACACGGGTGGGTTCGTCTTGGAGTCGATTTACGGGTTCAACCTGCTGCGCGCCCCTGAAGCCAAGGAGATGAAGAAGTCTCCCTACCTGATCGTGCGCAAGATGGTAGACAAAGATTCGTTACTTGCCAAGTGGGGGGACGACCCGACTAAGGCAAAAATGGTTGAAGAGGGCGTGGACGAGACCATGACCGTTTTTGACGGTACTAAGGCTACCTATGCCAAAGCTGAAAATCAAGTTTTGGTAAAAGAGTTCTACTTCCGGCCGTGCCCGCTGTACCCGAACGGCTTCTTCTACATGGCCACGAAAGTTGGCATCCTGGCCGAGGGAGAATTACCGGGGGGTATTTACCCGATCATCTTTCAGCATTATGATAAGGTACCGACCTCGCCTCGGGGTCGGTCACCCATCAAAACGATGCGGCCCTACCAGATTGAGATCAACCGTGCCGCCAGCAAGATGGCCGAGCACCAGATCACCTTGGGTGACGACAAGCTTTTAATCCAGAACGGAACAAAAGTTTCCCCTGGTGTGGCGCTCCCGGGCGTCAGAGCGATCAATTACTCCGGAATGCAGCCAGGGATTCTGGCCGGCCGCGACGGCTCGCAATATCTGGCGTACATGCAGGGCCAAATCGCTGAACTCTACTCCGTCATGAACGTGTCTCTCGACACGACTGAAAAAACAGGTCAGTTTGACGCTTGGTCGATGCTTTTCCGCGCTGGAGCGCAGAAGAAGAACTTTTCTCGCTACATTGCGCGCTTTGAGCGGTTCTTAAAAGAAGTCTGCCGAGTTTACCTGGAATTGGCCAAGATCCACTTGCCTGATGACGCCATGATCAGTGCGGTAGGCAGTAAAGAACAAGTAAACATCCCGGAATTCAAGAACACCAAAGAATTGTCTTACGAGATTAAGCTTGAAGCCCAAAGTGACGACTTGGAGACGAAGTTCGGAAAGCAAATCGTGCTCAACCACATCTTGCAGTACACGGGCTCGCAGCTTGGCAAGGAAGACATCGGCAAGATGATCCGGGCCATGCCCTACTCGTCTTCTGAGGAATCTTTCTCGGATCTCACCATTGATTACGACTCGGGCACGAATTTCGTGCTCGCCATGGACCGGGGAGAGAGACCGCCCCTGCACCCAAATGATGACTTCGTCTATTTGGGGAAACGGCTTGCTGCACGGATGCGGCAGGCCGATTTTCAATTCAAGACGCCGGAGATACAATCCAACTACCAGCAGGCCTCGGCAGCCTTGCAGCAGCAGGAGGCCCAGCGCCTCCAGGCCATCCAGCAAGCCGAGGCGGGCTTCATCCCCACTTCCGGTTACATGGTCACTGTGGACCTTTACGTGTCTGATCCCAATGACCCCTTGAAAACGCGGCGGGCTCGGATACCATACGATTCTATTCAATGGCTGATTAAGAAACTGGAAGCCCAAGGACAGGGTTTGCAGCAGCTTGAGCACATGGATCAGGGCTCACAGGCCGGGATCGCACAAAAGATGGCTCAGAACGGCCAACCGCCTAACGGAATGGGTGGAGGCCAGCAACCAGGCGCAGGAATGCCTGGAGGAGCAGGAAATGGACATCCAGGAAACTCAGGACAGCAGCCCCCAGGCGGACCTTCCCCAAGCGGACCAAACCCCGCCGCCGGAGCCCAATCAGGCGGATACCCCGCCCAAAGCGGAGGGTACGGCTGATCCCGCCGCCCCACCCGTTGCCCCCTACCAGCCCAATCTGAAGTACAAGGTCATGGACCAGGAGAAGGAGATCCCCGACTTCCTGAAGGACGTGATCAAGGACGCTGAGACTGAAAAGAAGATCCGGGAGCTGTTTGAGAAGTCCGATGGCCTGGACGTGGTGAAGCCCAAGTTCCAGGAGACCCGACAAGAACTCAAGCAAGTCAGGACCGAATTCCAGAACATGCAGACCCAAATTGGGGACCTGCGGACGGACTACCAGCGGGGCGACTTTGATAGCTTTTTCAAGAAGCTCCAGATCCCAGAAGAAAAAGTCTTGAACTGGATGGTAGAGAAGATAAGATATAATCAACTTCCAGACGACCAGCGGCGTATTCTGGATGAGCGTAAGCAAGCTCAACAGCAGGTCTACGAGCAGGAACGCACGTTGACCAGCCGAGAACAGGCTTACATGCAGCAGCTCTCCTCCGCAAAAGGTGAGCTTCTCGAACTTGGCCTCGAAAAGGCTGAGACTAAAAGCTTCTCAGACTCCTTTGACGCCAGGTTCGGGAAAGCGGGCGCTTTCCGTGAAGCGGTGGTCAACGTCGGTGAAGCAGCTTGGGACCGAGGGATCGACTTATCGCCCCAACAGGCGATCAAGCAGGTCATGGACCACTACGGGAAGCTCATTTCAGGACAAGCCTCCGCCCCGCAAGGCGCGGCCCCTGCAACGCCTCCCCCGGTGAAAAGTGAGCCTCCGACGATCCCGAACGTCAGTGGAAGACAGTCCTCGTCTCCCACGTCAAGCAAACCAAAAAGTCTTGACGATCTTCGGAAGTTGGCAGCCAACTTTCAGTAAAAAACAAGCCTGAGCACATGGTTGTGCCCGGGAGAAACACACCCACCGGAAGGGGTTAAAAAATGTCCACCACTCGCTCATTTAGCGCCATGCTGAACGACTACATGCCCGACTCTTTGCTCCGCGAAGAGTTCGTGAAGCGTGACTATTTCCTGTCCAAGGTTGAAAAAGACAACGGCTGGTTGGGAGCAAGCACCACGACTGGTGAAGCTGCCTACATCGTCCCGTTCAAGGCCGCTGGCGCAAGCTCGGTGTCCTTCGGACAGTTGACGGGTGCGACCGACGTGTCTGAAGACAAGTACGTCCGAGGCCGCGTGAATGCCCCGAAAGAAGTATGGGGCACGATGATCTTCAATCATCGCGACTTGATGGAGCATGACAAGATTTCTGAAAAGAATTTCTTGAAGCTCCTCCCGAACACGGTCGAAGACTTCATGGACTACATGAAGAACGTCGTGTCCATGAACCTGATGAACGGTGCGAACTTTGACGTGACCACCGCCATTGCCAACGCCAACAACGGCTTGCTCGTTGTGAAGCGCCCGGACAAGTACATGATCGGCCAGAAGCTGGTTGTGACTGACGGCACCAACACCGACACCGTGTATGTCACGGGCATCGTCATGGACACCAAGACTCTCACCGTCTCGGCCGCTCGTGGCGGCGCGGTGTTTGACTTCTCGGCCGGCGGCGCGAACTTGGCGACTGCTGCCAAGGTCTACAATGACGGCGCTCAGACCGCCAACAACGCCTTCAGCTCGCTCCGGGGCGCGCTGCTCTCTGCCGCCAACGGCGGGGACGCGGCTCTCTACGGCGTGACCAAGACGCTCTACCCGTACCTCCAGGCCATCAACGTGGACGGATCTTCGATCACCGCCTCCAACATCATGGAGAAGATCTTTGACGCCCTGACCACGATCCGCCAGTTCGGTAAAGGCAAGCCTTCTGACATCGTGATGAGCTACACGAACTTCGGTTCGTGCCTGAAGGCTATCGAAGCTTCCAAGGGCTCTTTCAACGTGTCTCCTGGCAGCCAGAAGGCTTCTCAGTACGGCTGGACCGAAATCGAAGTCGGTTCTGTCACGGGCGGCGGCATCAAGCTGGTTGCCACCCAGGAAATGGACGAGGACGTGATCTACTTCCTCGACTGGCGCGGCATGAAGTTCGCCAGCAACGGTTTCTTCCGGAAGCGCAAGTCTCCTGATGGAATCGAGTACTTTGAAGTTCGCGCACAAAGCGGCTTCCAGTACCTGGTTGACGTGTGCTTGTTCGGTGAGCTGATCGTGGAACGCCCGAGCTACTCGGGCATCCTGTACGGCATCAGCTACTAAGAAAACTTTGGGGGCTGAGCGGCAAGTACTGCGCTCGGCCCCCATCCAATTTGGAGGAACCATGAAATTTTTACTTTTCAGTCTGACTCTCCTCTCAGCCCTGGTGGTTTCTCCCGCCCAGGCTGCGACCATCGTCCAGGCCAACGCCGCGCAGTATGAAGTGGACAAGGGCTCAGTTGGGGCCTTCTCCAAGTGGAAGCTTGGAACGGTCATCTTCAAAAACCGAGAGCACTCCATGAAGTGCGTCTATGACTTCGCCAAGCAGGGCGGGGCCATTGGCGCGATCAACCTGAAGAACTCGGCGCTCGACAGCACGTGCGTGGTCCCCAAAGGGGCCATCATCCGTGACGTGATCGTGGACGTGGTGACTGCGGTCACCTCGGGCGGCGCTGCCACGGTGGCGCTCACCACGGGGCAGACGGCGGCGGACTTGCTGGGCGCGACTGCCAAGACCAGCTTCACCTTGAACGCGCTCCTGGCGGGCGTCCCTGTTGGGACGGCTGCCACTGCGTTCAAGCTGACGGCTGACCGCACCCTCTCTGCCACGGTGGCTACCGCCGCGCTCACGGCCGGGAAGCTCAACGTGCATGTGAAGTACCAGATCAGCGAGTAACAAGCTTTTGGGCGGGGTGCCCGAATCACCCCGCCCAAATCCTCAAAAGGAGATTCATGGGTCGTTCACTCCTCTCGCACAAAGCAGTCGCAACTCTCAGCCTCAACATGGCCTCCACCGCCGTCAACACCAACGCCTACACCCAGCTCATTGGCTCGCTCCTGACGGGTGCGACTGCCATAGAGGTGCTCAACACGGGGGGTAAAATTTTAAAGCTTGCCCAGGGGGCTCCGGGCTCAGAAGTGGACCTGCCCTATCTGGTCCCCCCTGGCGGAACCGACGGCCCCGTCCCACTGGAACTTAAAAACGGCCAGCGGCTCTCCGCCAAGGCCCTTGACGCCAACTCGACCACGGGCTGGATTGTCATCAACATTTTTGGGTAACTGAATGTCGAAAGCACCAGTCATCTACGACGGAATCAATGCCCGTTTACTCGTGACTGGCACCCTGCTCAAGTACGATGGAACGCCCATAGGTGGAGCAGGGGGCAACTCTTTTACCACCTGGCAGCCAATCACGGGCACGTCACCTACGGCTGTCACATCGTCTGATACAATGAACCTGACCTCAAGTGACTCCACCATTGGAATCAACGGGAACTCAGGGACGGACACACTCTCTTTCATCTTATCGCCCACCATCGTCAAGCCCATGACGTTTACGAACGCGGCCACTTCCGGAACGCCTACCAACCCCTTTATCATCAACACGGGCGACCCCAACACGGTCGGCCAGCAGATCATCGGCAATACTACTCCCCCCGGCACTCCTGCTAACAGCACTTTTTACGCGCTTTACACCACGACGATCAACGCAACGAATAGCGGCGGCACCGGCACCGGCACTGCTGTCGGTGGCGCAGCCATCTCAGGCAGCGTGCTCAATTTGGTGGGTGGAACCCTTAAATACGTCACGTACTCCGCAACAGGTAACGCGAACTTCACGTCTGTGGGCTCGATTCAGTTCAAGTACACGCCAAACTACACGGGGAGTCCTGCAAGCAACCGATGCTTAATCAGCATCGGGCAGTCAGGCATCCTCAACAATTTAATTCAGATCCTCCACACCTCTTCCGGCCTCATGTCCGTTTCCCTCTACGACTCAACGACTGGCCTGATCTATGACTCCACCCTTGCAGCTTGGAGCCCTACTTCTGGTCAGACTTATGAACTCGAATTGAACCTTGATTGCACGGCGGCTGCTGTGTCACGGTTTTTCATCGACGGGGTTCAGCTCGGGTCAAACATTTCTTCTGGCGGTAAGACGCGAACAAATGCCGCCAATCTTCTTTACGTGGGGGGCTCAGTTTACTCAAATGGCGGGGGAGCTTCAGACGGAAAGATTTCTGACCTCGTTATCAAGAACGTCGTCAATCACACGGCCAACTACACAGCCCCCACCGTTTACGGCGGTCCAACGACTCAAATTGCCAACCTGAGCGAGTGGTACGCGGTTGCGGCAGGCTCCCTTCTGGCTAAGGTAGATTCGGCCGGCAAGATCACCGCACAAAACCTGGCCTTGGCTGCGGCAACGACCGCCACCTCGGCAACGGCCGGGGCAGCGACCGCGCTGCCTGCGAACCCACTTGGGTACATGACTTTCAACCTCAACGGGACCAACGTGAAGGTCCCCTACTACTCGGTGTAACCATGGAAAAACACAAGGTCGTCGTCTTCACCGAAAACAACGCCCGTGTTCTGGTCAACCCTCCTGATCTGGATGCCTGGAGAAAGAGGAAAGATGCTCTCGTTGACCCTGATTTTGGGCGTGTGGCACATCTTGCTCCACATTTTTGGAAGTGTGATGAGAGTGGGCACCTATCGCCGATGACGGAAGAGGAGCGAAACGCCCGCATCTCTCACCACGCGGAGAATGAAGTCATGAACCGCCATGTGATACATGATCACAGGCCAGCCGTACTTCGCCACAAAAGCCAGATCCACGAATGGATGTATGTTTATTCTCACCTCACCACATGGGCACTACTTGTTTTATTCCTACTCGCCCTTGGGTTGTTTGCCCTCCTGGGCTACACTGTATTCAGACACTAAGAGGAGATTTTCATGAGTAATTTAGGGACTACTGACAGCGGCGTTGAATACTTGTTTCAGTGCATCATCCCGGGAGTGTCGCAAAAAGTGGCCTTCACTGGCACCTCAGCCCAATCAGCCGCTATGGGTGCAAAGACCACGATTGTGAGAATCGTGCCCACGACCGCCTGCCATGTGAAGATTGGAGCAAACCCCACGGCGGCTGCCGACGGAACAAGCATGTACCTGCCGGCCGGGGTGGTTGAGTACTTTGGTGTCAAGCCCGGCCAGAAGATTGCCATCATTCAGGACTCCGCAGTAGGCAACGCCTTCATCACTGAGGGGGCCTGATGTCACCGGCTGTTCGCATGGGGGCGCTGACCAGGCGTCCTTCTCTTCTTTGCGATGGGGCGGGCTTCTCCCCGTCCAACATCGGCGGCATGGCTCTTTGGTTCAAGGCGGACAACATTTCCCAGACCGATGGGAGTGTGGTGTCGTCGTGGTCAGACGCAAGCGGCAACGGCAACACCATCAGCCAGGCGACCGCTGGAAACAAGCCCACCATCAGTAACGGCTCTCTGAACGGACACAACGTCGTGACGTTTGCCCTAACCAAATACCTTGAGGCCGCAGCGGCAGTCCTCTCCGCTTCCAACAAGTACACCCATTTCATCGTCGCCAAGCACAACGACGCCAACAGCGACGGCAGCCTGTTCTCAAACGCGCTCAGCAACGGATTTCTGCTCCGGTACAAGAACAACGCCGGAACGCAGCAGATCCGGTTCATTCAGCCTTTGTTTGATGTCAACACAGCTACGGCTGCCGGCACCTTCTCCCAGATCACGGTCATTCAGGACGCCACCAGTGGGTCAGCCGGAACCGTGAGTGTGAGAGAAAACGGCGCGCTTCTTGGAACCTCGGGCTCGGGCTTGTCGGTGAATGGCGACGGGCTCTACCGTGTGGGAGCTGACGCGGGCTTTAACGGCGCGATTGCGGAGATCATCTCTTACGCCAGCGTCTTGAGTGCCACCCAGTACGGTCAGGTGGAAGCGTACCTGCGGGCTCGATTCAACCTCTACTAGGAGAAGATCTTGGCCAGCTCCGTGACATCCACGGCTGACGCGTAAGTCACGCCGCCAGGGGAGACAGGCGGGGTGTTCCAGAGCAGCGTCTTGTAACTGCCGTCTTTGCAGCGGTAGCGGTTGACGAAGTTTGCCGCAGGATAACCGTTGAGCATATCCGCGTGCGCCCTCTCGGTCTTGAAGACATCGGCCGGATGAATGAAGTCAATCCACGGTTGGGCAGTCAACTCTTTCTCGGTCCACCCCGTGACCAGCGTCCAAGAGGGTGAGACCTTCTTGAAGAACCCGTCACCCCCTGCGATGCAGAGCAGGCTGGTTGCCGTCTGGAACATCTCCTCGACTGAGGCATAAGGGTCTGCCGCCAGTTTGCTCGTCAGATGGCGGAGGCGGTCCAGGCTGTCCATGCTCACTTAAATTTTGCCATTGCGATGGCGATGGCAATGGGGATGAAGCCGCCCAGTACCCCCCACGCCCCTGCTTTTACGTTCAACATCGCCAGATCGACTCTCATACTTTGGATGTCTTTGCGGGCTTCGTCAACTTGGGCGTTCAGACGCTCCAGCTCGGCCAGCACGTGCCTGCTCCACTCCTCCCAGTTGCCTTTGCTGCCACCGCCTTCGTCTCTGGGCATTGACCGTCCTTCTCGTTTGGGTTCAACTTGATGTAAAATTATTCTACCACGGGGGTTTTTATGGATGAAACAACTCAAGCTGGAGAGTGCGATTTTGAGCGGGGCAGCCCCCCTTGGTACGAGTGGGCCTACGCAAGCCTGGATTTTGACGCCGGGTTTGAAGATGAAATCCAGGCTGCGGCTGACCGAGTACTTGCGGGGAAAGACAGGTACTTGTGGGTGCAGGGAGAACTGGGTATCCCATGGCGGGTAGTTGGGTGTTTGCATAATATGGAAGCAGATTGCAACTTCCGAGCTTGCTTGCATAACGGTGAAATGATTATCGGAACGAGCCGAAAGACCACCTTGGTCCCCCGGGGGAGGGGGCCTTTTGCCACCTGGGAAGTAGCCGCCTTGGATGCGCTCCGCTTGGATGGTCTGAGCTTCACGCGCTGGAACGCCTGGACGCTGGGGCTGGAGCTTCAGAAAGCCGAAGCCTTCAATGGCATGGGGTACATGAATTACCACCCCGAGACCACCTCCCCTTACGTCTGGGGGTGCACCTCCATGAACCCTGGGCAAGGAAAGTACGTTCGGGACGGGGTGTACGACGCCCATGCCGACACCCACGGGCAAGTAGGCGTTGCCGCCATCTATAAACGGCTAGATCATATGTGGTAATTGGGCGATTACCGGCTCACGACCTAGCCGGTTGTCTTTGCGGGGAGGTGCCCCTACAATAGAGGAATTGGGATAGACTGAGGGGCGTTTCCAGGTATTCTTGTCTCATCCTATAAAAAACGGGCGACCAGTGGATGGAAGCCTCCCAAACGATTCCAAGGAGGAATTATGACCAATCTCGTTGAAGGAGCCCTGGGCTCTGCCGCCAAGTACGATGTGAAGTTCGAGAACGGCAAGCTCACTGCCGAGATTTCTGCTGATGCCGGCCTGATCTCGGGCGGCGCAAGCATCGTTGTGGATTCTGACACCGTGATCAATGCGCTTGAAAAAGCCATCCCAGGTGTGATCCCCCAGACCGTGCTTGAGTTTGCGCGTGCGGCGCTCAAGGCTGTCGGCGCTCCTGCTGTGGCTGCCGTTGAAGTTGCCCCTTCCGTCTGATCATGAACGCGGCCACGATTGAAGCCCTTTTTAAGACACTCGTCTGGGACAGTCTGGTGAGCGCCCTCACAGCATCGCTGATGGGCGCGCTCTCCAGGGTTGCAGTCCTGTCCGTGTTCTTCACGTGGGGACCCGTGGCCGCGATCATTTCCTATCTGGTGGAAGCCATCACCAACAAGCTTTTCTCGCTCCTGAAGCTCGCAGTGGACCTGGAGATGATCACGCTCCAAAATGCCCTGCACCACAAAGCCTTCCAAGATGCCGTGGTGAAGCTCAAAGTCATTGCTCACGACCATGGGGTGGACTCCGATGAATTCAAGAAACAGAGGGAGATTGAAAAACAAGCTTTGTCCGCATTCGTTCATCGCTCTTTTGGCGCTACTCCCGCTTAGCTGCGCAAGCGTTTTTGTCCCGAACACAAAAGTGTGTACGGTGGCGGGCGTGATGTCAGCCGGGGCTGATTGCGCCTTTACTCGGTCAGACGCGACTGAATCCATGAACTTTGACAATTTCTTGGCCTTCCTGGAACCGACCGACAAACGGGCAGGGGCCATGTGCCAGAGTGCCTCTGATTGGAACGACACCATGGAGGCCCTCCAGAAGGCGTGCAGGTTACTGAACAATGCGTGTTCTCCTGAACTCAAGCAGTCGCTTGACTCGGCCGCCTCCCGATTCGAGGAATTGCAGCGCCAAGCGAGGAGGAAGTAATCATGCCTCAAACCGCACCATTCACCGATTTCTCAGGTGGGTTCACCGACAACCTGTTTCACAACGCCCCCAACAAGTTTTTTATCGCTGACAATCTGATCGTCACCAACGACCGGAAGTTGAAGCAGCGCGATGGCTCGGTCATCTACGACAGCTCAATCCCCTTTATCCTGGCAGGCTCCCCCATCACCCGCATCTTGAAGTTCTCAGATGAGACTCTCTACTTGTACCTGACAGGCGGGGTGATCTACCAGCATGTGAACGGGGGGATGTCCCCCAATACCTGGAACGCCGTCACAGGGGTCTTAAACGGCCCTTTCTCGGGCGGCGCTCAAAGCGTCAGCTACTCCGAGTACCCCGAGCACCTGTACATCGCAAACTCGAACCTCTACCAGTGGCCCGTCAAGCTTTTCTACAAATCAGGCACGGGCTACATCGTCACCACCGCAGGCTTGCCGCAAGTACCGCTCTCCCTCAACGTGGCAACGCCTCTCACCACCACCCAGAATGCCATCACATTTGCCAACGCGATCCGGACAAGCCTCATTGCCCACTTTGGCAACTCCTCCATTCATGTGGTGGCTGACACGGTCTCAGGGGCCGCAATACCCGCCGCACTGGCCGCAGTATCCCCCGCATGGGATAATACGCTCACCAACATGACTAATTTGGCCACCCAGGCCGCAGCCTTGCAAGTCGCCTACATCAACCACTACCGGGACTTCAAGGTCGCAAGCAAGTACCACTACAAAGAGACGACCTCGTCCCAGGTCTTTGAGGTGCCGCCTGCCACACAATTGCTCACCAACACGATTGCGCCCGCTGCCCCCACCAAAGCCAATGACTGGGCATCGCTCGTCGGCACGATCAACGTGCTCAACGCCTTAAGGCTTGCCGTTAACGCCCACCAGTACAACGCGGATATCCACAACAACTCGTTTATCGTGGGGCACCACATCGTATCCCCGTACCTGGACAACTCCACCATCGGGACGACCAACGCTTTCACGCTGGGGCCGACACTGGCGCTGGACTTCCCCGCCATCTACGCCTACGCCAACTTGCTCAAGGCCAAGTACAACGCGCATTTAGCTGATGGACCTACGGCTATCAAGGCCCACTCGACCGCCGCTGACGCCACCAACAACGTCACGGTGGCTGACGCCACATCCCCTGAAACTTTCCAGGCGCTCCTGAACAGGCTCTATATCAACTACTCGGGCGGCCACGAGCTGGACGCCCAGTTAGGCTCTGGCTGGGCCTTTCATGCAGGTCATGAAACGAGCCCGCACCAGACGACACCTGCCATCGCAGCAGGGGCTATCTATTACGCTCCCCCCGTGCCTGACTTCTTTGAGGGCTTCGTGGCAGGGGACTGGACCTACATGGTCAAGGCGCTGGACACCCTGAAAAACTTGTTCAACGCCCACGTCGCTGACCTGGGCGCGCACTACACGACTGACCCGACCTCTTACGGGGCCGCCACCTGGCTTACCAACTCGGTGTCAGGCGCTGACATGCTTTTCAATGGGCTACTTGCCACCTACTCGTATGCGTTCGTCTACACGTACACGTACAAGACCGCCACCCGTACCTACAAGGATTTTGGTCCCACCCAGGTGGTGCAGTACCCGAACGTCATCAGAATTGAGTACCAACCAGCGGTCATCACCAACATTCCGGCGCTCACCAATCAGGCGGTCTCCCTTGGGTTTGCAGCACCCTGCTACGACCTGGGCGGCATCACCATTGAGATCTACCGCACCACCAATGGGGGGAACTCCTTCTTTTACGTGGGCTCCATCCCCAATGGCACCGCAACGCTGGGGGCGAGCCTGACTTTCACGGACGCAGTGACTGACGCCAACCTGACCTCCCAGAAGCAGCTCTACACGTCAGGCGGCGTCTTGGACACCTACGGCGCACCCCAGGCCAAGTGCGTGCACATCGCCAACTCGACGGGCTACTACGGCAACGTGGTGGACTCAGACCAGATCACGCCGCTTCCCAACCGCATCCTGCAATCGGTGAAGGACTCGCCATCTGCCGTCCCGGCAAGCAACATCATTGATCTGGATGACGCCCTCATCGGTATCTCCTCTGCTCGGGACACCGTCATCGCTTTTTGCTCCCACTCCATTTACCGGCTCGACAACCAGTACACGTCCTCTGGCCAGGGCGGAGTAAGCGCCAACGCCGTCTCGCGCACGGTCGGGTGCATCTCAGAAAGCTCCATCGTCAAGACCGACTTGGGTGTGTTTTTTGCGGGTACTGACGGGTTTTACCACACGGACGGGTACGCGCTCAACAAGCTGTCTAAGAGCTGGAACCTGACTTACGCCTCCATCGCAGCCAACAGCCCGTCTTTCATCAGCGGGGCCTATGACCGCATCAATAAGCGTGTCTGGTGGGGTGTGCAGCGGGACGTAAACGGCTCTGGCAACGATGCTTGCGTGATCCTGGATTTGAACTTTGGTGTGGGGGAGGACATGCCCTGGACGACCGCAAGCAACTCGGGCGTCCCCAGCACCTACCATTTTTCACCCACCGCACTCGAATTCGTGGGGAAGAATATGTGGCGCGGGACACGGGCGGGATTCGTGTGCTTGCACATATCCTCCCTGACCACTGACCCCTACCTCTACACTGATTTCTCGGGCAACCACTTCACAAGCCCCGGCACCAAGGCGATCACGGTGGACTACCAATCGCTCATGACGGATCTCGGAAATCCTACCATGCGGAAGTGGACGACCTGGGCGCTCATCCAGCTCCGGAACGAGTCGAACTTGGACCTGGCCATCACGGCAAACATTGATGACTTGCGCGAGGTCCGGGCACTCACCCCAATCAAGTTCAACACGTCGGCCTCACTCCCTGTTACAGCCGCCCAGGCGGGGGGCAACCCCAACATCCCTTTCACCACCAATGGGATGGAGCTTTACAAGCGCCGGATGCCGGCAAAAGCCTTGCGCTCCACCTACCAGGCCATCCGGTTCACGAACAACAAGGTGGCAATCACCGACAGCACGCTGCTCTCCACCGCATCCGTGATCGCGCCTGACTATGTTACCACCTTCAACCCGCGCGCCATCCTGAGCAACGGGGGGCTTGCCTGGGGGTCAGACCTGTCTGGCTACCTGATCTCGTTTGCTGGCGACAGTTACGCCACGACTTATGAGATCGCCAACTCGGTCGGCTTTACGCTCACCATCCTGGACCCGTTTGGCACCCTGTCGCCTAACATCTCCACAGGCAGCGCGATGGCGTGGAAGATGGTGGGCGCACCCAAAGGCCAGACCTTCCACCTACTGTCCCACGCCTACATCTACGATCTGTTCTCCCCAAGCTTCCTGGCCGCGAGGTCACCCACCACATGAGTAACCAGGGAGCCAACCAGCAAACCCCCAACATCTCGCTCAACGGTATTGACGACATCGCCACCAGGGAGAACTTCCGGGCGCTCGTCAAATACTTCCAGGCCAACACCGCCATGCTGGGCTTTCAGCTCCGCACCTACCAGTTCACGGCCCCGTCGCTCGGTGCCACGTACAACAACCCCTCTTTCAAAGACAAGTTTGTCATCCCCCATGGGCTCTCTTACAAGCCTTTGGACGTGGTGCTGACAAGCCTGATCGGCTCAGGCCTGGTTGTATTTAATTACGACCTCTTTGATGCTCAAAACATTGTCATCACCGTCACGGGCACCGTGACCCCCGCACTTCCCACCAACATCCGGCTCTACCTGGGCGCACACTTTGACGAGGGCAAGATATGAAGATTTGGCTGTACTCGGAATTAGCCGCCAAGGTGAACATGGACCTGGACTTGATGGACGAAAGCTTCATCACATCCTCCGAACTCATCGGCTACTGCAACGAAGCCATTGAGGACGCGGAAGCAGAAATCCTGAAAATAAATGAAGACTACTTTCTGTCTTCCGCCACCATGGCCTGGACGGCGGGGACAAGCCTGTACGCGCTGCCGTCTGACATCTACATCTCCAAGATCCGGTCGCTCATGTACGTGAACGGGACGGATGTTTATGCGATCAAACGCATCCGGACCATGGATGAATTTGAGAACATTACGGAGATCGCTAATTTTGAGCCCAACGCCCAGTACCAGTACATCGTTAGAAACGCATCTGCTGCGGCAGGTATCCAGGTGCAGGTCTTCCCCGCACCTCGGAACACGGGTACGTTTGTCACCGCCTGGTACATCCGGTCGGCCAACCGGATCTCAGTCACGACTGACCCACTCGACATCCCGGAGTTTGCAAGCTTTATCATGCAATTTATGAAGGTACGCTGCTACGAAAAGGAAGGGCACCCCAACCTCCAGATGGCCATTGGGGCGCTCGATAAGCAAAGAACGCTCATGATTGAGTCGCTCACCGAAATGGTCCCTGACAACAATAACCAAGTGCCGTGTGACTTTTCGCACTACTCGGACCACACTTAAAAAGGAAACCCCATGGCAACCAGTAACTACCTCAACATGAACCCCATGCAACAGCAGCCCGGCAAGGACATCACTCCGCAACTGGACGATACCCCTTACGGTGGCCTACCTAAATCGCCTGGCTACCAGCCGGGGTGGAACCCCTCCATGGGGACGGGCGGAGGGATGCAAAGCCAGTTGTCGGGCGTCAACCCCGACTACGCGGCAGTCGATGCCTTCCGGCAGCAGGCCATGCGGACCGGGCCATCGGCCTGGGCGGGCCTTGCCAACAACAACCAGTCGCTGCTCTCCACCCAGGCGCGAGACCAGGCCGCCCAAACGTCTGCCGGCCAGGTGGCCGGCGCACGAGACGCCATGGCAAGCCACGGGGGCATGACCAACGGGGCAAGCCAGCAGTTGGCCATGCAGGGACAGAAAAACTACATGGGCATGAGCCAGGACATCAACCGCCAGGACTCCATCAACAAGATGCAAATCGGCATGAACGACGAGACCAACCGCATCCAGCAGATGGGGATGCTCCCGGGCATGGAGGCTCAGACGGACAACGTCCAGTTCCAGAAGTCAGGCCTCCAGAACCAGGCCGACCAGTTTGATGTCAGCCAAATGACGGGCGAGTCTAAGAACCAGAACGCTTTCAACTTGGGTCAGAACGCCATCGCGTCTCAGGCCTGGGGGTCGGGGAAGACTGCCCAGGAGCAAAAGAAGGTGGGCTCATGCTGGCTGATCACGGGGCTCTCGCGCTACGTGAAGCTCCCCAGTGATGAACCCGAGCTTCTCCAGGCGCTCAAGGCCTACATGGGAGAGGCCCACCCGAAACAAGCCCTGTTCTACCTCCGCCGCTGTGGCAAGCTTGTGGAGAAGATGGATGAGAACAAGGCGGATTGGACGGCGCTTGAGGGCTTCAACACCTGCCTGGTGGAACTCCTTCGGGCGGGCGAGGTCGAGTCAGCTTACGTGCTTTTCATGACGAAGGTGGGTAGCCTTTTGGAAGCCTACTGGCCTGAGTGCTTTGACAAGTCGGCCATCGCCAGGGGCTTGCTCACCCGCCGGGACAAGGCACTCCGCGCCATGCACGCAGTCGTCCCCAAGGAGGGCTTTGATGCCCCCTGCTTACACAACATCGCGCCCGAAGCTTTCTTCTTGGCGTGAACGAGGAAAATGATGCACGAGCCCGCGCTCTCCACACTTGAGAAAAGACAGAAAATCCTGGCACTGGAGAAGACCATGCTTGAGATGCCTCAAATTGAGGTGCCCCTTGAGCACTACTTTGCGCCAGGCATTTACATGCGCCAGATGACTCTGCCGCCTGATGCGGTGATCACGGGCAAGATCCACAAAACGGAGCACTACTGCATCCTACTCCGGGGCTCAGTCACCGTGGTTACCGAAGAGGGCACCCAAGAACTTCAGGGCCCACACATCATCCACGCCAAGCCTGGAGCCAAACGCGCGATCCATGCCCACGAGGAATCAGTCTGGGTGAACGTCCACCACAACCCCACCAACGAGCAGGACCTGGACCGCATTGATGCGATCTTCGTCGTGGACTCTTTTGAGGCGTTGTTGGGTGGTGGCGAAACAAGTCAACTCGAATGGGAGAAATAATATGTCCTTTGTACTAGCTGGAATCATCGGAGGCGGGGCACTCGGCATCGGTAAGGCTGCCCTGGACGTCAGCGGAGCCAACAGGAAAAAAGAGCTTGCCACTATCGCCAACCGATATAGCCCCTGGACAGGGCTGAAAGGCGAGATGCCGGATACCCCGAATGTGCTGGGGGATATTGGTTCGGGCACGGCGCTGGGCTTGTCTGGCGGCATGGCTGTTGCCAACCACAATGCGGCCATTGCCAAGGGTACCTCCGACCTGGCCGACGCCGGTAAGAAAGCCACCGAAGGGTTGGCCGCTGGCCCCGTGGCTGGAGGCCAGGGCGACATCAAGGGAGCCATGGAGAAAAGCCAGTTCGGGGGTCAGGGCGGCTGGCTCAGTGGTCAGGCCACGACTCAGCCAGATCCAGCAGCAGCGCCTCCCCCCTGGCCTGTGGTCGGGGCGGGACAAGCCTCGGGCCCCCTGCAACGCCACTTCAATCCGGTCAAAGGCATCTACGAGATGACCAATTTATAAGGAGCCCACATGGCCGACAGCAAATACAAAGTCCAGCCCTACGATCCCGCCATGGATAACCTGGCCGGCGTCAACGCGGCCATGAAAAAGGCTCGGGGTGAGAAGCTCTCGCCGGCTGACGAGAACTACCTGGAGGTCCAGAAGGGGGCTCAGTGGCTACCTGACTTCTTGTCAGACAAGCCCCGGGACCCTACCCGCTACAAGACCGGCCAAGCCGGCAACGCCTGGTTAGGCATGGGACGCCAGGCTCAGCGCAAGACTCTGGGCCTGGGAGACGACGGCGTCCCAGACGCGCCCCTCTCCATGGGGGGCGGCAAGCAAGACATGCTCTCCGGAGGCAAAACCCGGAATCCCCTCACCATGGGAGGCCAGCCCTCAAGCCCGCTTGCCATGGACTCCAGCGGCACCCCCATGAAAGACGGCTGGCACGCCCCTATGGCTTTGCCCGCACAGGCAGCTCCCGCCCAGCCCCAGCAAAAGTCCTGGATGCAAAAGCTTGCGGACATCCTGCCCCCGGATTACTTGGAGGACCAAAAAACAAGTATTGGAAACGTAGGTAAAAAAGACCCCGACCAGTCAAGCTGGCACGCCCCTATGGTGACGCCAGACCTGCCCGGCTGGCACGCGCCCATGGTAACCCCCACTCCCACTCCCACTCCCACTCCCACTCCCACTCCCACCGCGCCGGCTGACCCCACCATCCCCAAGACCAAAGCCAAGATGGCCCCCATTGAGGACCCGGTCCCACCAAGCGTTGCCCAAGAAAAGGTGGACTCAGCCCAGGGCCAAGCGGCTCAAGCGGACGCCGAAAAGGCCCAGGTCGCTGCCGCCAAGAAAGCCGCTAAGGACGCCGCCAAGCTTCAGGACTCGGGCATGGTCCCGGGCGATGAATCGGGCATCCCGGCCTATATGGTGAACCCTGGCACCGAGGGCTATGGCGCGGGACAACCCTCGCTGCTTACGGTGAAGACCAATCAGTCAGAATCAGGCCAGGACGGGCACATCGTCCGGCGCACGCTCATGGACGACCAGGCTGAGTTTGACGAGACCATGAAGAAGGCCATGAGTTCTCCTGTCATCAAAGATCAGATGTCAGGCTTGGACAAGCTTCAGGCTCTGCTTGAAAAGCGCGGCTCCATCCCCAACCAAATGGATCTCACCCCGTTTCTCTCGACTGCTGACTGGCTCAACGACGGAAAAACCCACCTGGCTCACGACTACAAACGCCCCGAGACTCAGCAAGAGCAAATGGACGCGATCATGGGTTACGCCCAGAAGATCCAGCAAGACCGGGCCGCCGTCCAGAAGTCTGCGATGGGCAACGTCCAGGCCATGAAGGCGGGTTTTGACCAAAACCAGCAGATGGATAAGTGGATGAACGGCATGAACGTGAACCGCGCTGACGCGCGCACGATGCACAACCCGTTTCAAAAACCTCCGCTCGAATATCAGGCGCTGGACCACTGGAGAAAGTCCATGGACCCGCTGGTGAAGCCTTACCTGAATTCGGTGCCAGCACTCCAGAGCATCAAGGGGATGCTCAAGGACCCCGACTTCCTGAAGGACTCAGCCGTGAGACAGAAATTCATATCCGCCATGAACGATGGCAAGCCTGGCCGTCCCACCTGGTTGAAAGAGTACGCTGACCCAGGCTTGGCCGAGCGTTTCGGCCTCTTTTTTGACCGGCTCCTGGGTGAAGGAAACATCACTCCCGAGGACCGCGTGAAGTATGAAAAAACTGTGGACGAACTGGGTCGAGCCATCAGCGCGAACGTCAGTAGCGCCGTGAACTGGGGGATCAACGCACCCACGGCACGCTCCCTGGGCCTACACGACGTGGCTCTGGGCGGCACGGGCTTGGCTCGCGAGGAGTCCAAGCGGTGGACAGATGCAGCCAACGTGAACCGGGGGCAAACCGATGCTCCAGGCCCCCAGCTCCCCCAGAAAAAGGGCGCGCTCCCCCCATGGGGAGCCAGGCCTGCGAAAGCGCCACCTGACGCCTTCCCGGTCCAGTCCAAAGACGGGAAATACTTCTGGTCCACCGAGGCTGACTTGAAAGCTGAAGAAGCCAAGCGGCCCGGTTTCTTCCGAAAGGTGGGCAAGTAAATGCCGCCGATGATCCCGGCTGACGAAGCACCCCAGGGGGGTATGGTTCCGGCCGAGAGCCAGTCCGGCGGGATGATTCCGGCCGAGCTACCAGGGCTTCTCGACCAGGTCGAGCCCCGGTACTCGCGCCCGCTGCTTAACATGCTGAAGTTGGGCGGCAAGGTCAACGACCTGGTCGAGCCCTACTACGACAAGGTGGGCGGCGTCCCCCGGGCCGAGATATTCCATGGGCTCAATGAGATGACGGGTAAGCAATTCATCACGCCCGAACAGCTCGACCATGTCTACTCGTCGTTTAGGGCCAAGGCCCCTCCGGCGGACAAGATGCTGGAGCAGGGGGGAATGCCTAAGTATCCGCTTTCTGACGTTCTCCCCTTCTTTGCTGACCCGGGGACCGACCACCCTGACTTCCTCCCCGAAAAGGGCGGCGCGCTCGACTTCACGGGGCGCGGGGCGCTCGGCTGGGGGATTGACCAGGGGACCAACCTGCTGAACCTCCTCCCCCTCATTGGGAAGAACAAGGGCTCCATCGGCCCCATGGGTACGTCCAAGGCGCTTGCCGACACCATGTATGAGCACGGTGTCAGGGACGTGATGGGCGGCACCCTCCGCAAGGGCAAGGACATGGATGAGGCCGTGGGCAACATGCACAAGCTTGGGGTCTGGGGCCGACTCAGTACCTGGGGCCGAGCGGCTGAAAAGAACGCGGGCGTGATGCGAGACGAGTTTGAAGCCATCCGGGACGCTTCACCTCACATCGACCCCCGACCCGCCCTCCAGGGCACACGCGACGAGATGGCGCTACTCGCCGCTCAGAACAAGGTGCCAGCCCCTCCGGCCGGCCGGCCTACAGTGGTTCAGGCCAAGATTGCCCCGCTCGGCTCGCCTACCCTTTCACCCGGTCAGGTCATCCCCCCACCCCCGGTCAAATCGCTGTTTGAGCAGTGGCTGGACAACGACTACCTGAGCAAGCCTAAAGTCTCACCCGAAGAATTTGATGGGTGGAAGCAGGCCAACGCCAACCACAGCCCGAAGGCAGCCCCGATCCCGCCTGACCTCCAAGGTGCGCTAGGCGACGATCTGCGGGAAGCCCAGTACAAGCACATCGCAAAAACCCAGAGTCAAAAAATTGCCGATCAAGCCCGGGGACTCAACTCAGCCGTAGGTACGTTCCTCGACAATGAGACCGCCCTCAACACGGCTCGGGGAGGCTCAAGAATGCTCAACCCCACCCGAACTGGTTTCTTGAACATGATGCTCCACCACCCCGCCACCCAAACCACGTTTGGACATCTCTGGGGCCAGGGTCCAGTCAGGTCGCGCACGCTGAACTTCTTCGGGGACTCACTCGCCAAGGAGTGGGCCCTCAAACACGCCTACAAAACTGACACAGAAGGAGCCGACGAATGAAAGATTCCACGATGCCCAGTACCGGAGCACCCAAAGTAAGCGGCGGCGCGAGCAACTCCAGCTCCATGCCCGGCATCCCTGCGATGCCCGACTCGCCTGACACCGGGATGCTCCACGAGCACGAGTTTGATACCCCGGAAACTCACGACCACCTGAACACGCTTGTGAAGGCCGAGGGCATCAAGGCCGACAAGGTGAAGATGGCGCGCGTACAGGCCTTGGCCGGCCGTCATGAGGGGGCCCTCAAGGCGATCCGGTCTGTCCAGGATCTGAAAGCCATCTATGACCAGAAATTTGGTTCTGGAAAACAGCCCCCGATCCCCCAGCTCAAGGCTGGTCCTGATCAGATGCCCAAGATGCCCAAACTCGCCAAAGCCAAGATCAAGTAAGCGTCAGACGCTCTTGAGCTTGGGCTCAGCGTCCGTGGCTTCCTGCGGGAAGGTCATGATCGGTTCGAGTGTGGACATATCGGCTGCTGACATCTGAAAGTTGCCCAGCTCCTGGAGAAAAAGCTTGTCGCGGTTCACGGTGAACTCGCGCTTGCCGAAACCTTCCTGCGCGACCTGGAAAGCCTCCATCTTTTCTGGGATGATCTCAAAGCCCTGGCCTTGGTCGGCCATGACGATTTTCCCCTCGGCATCCTTCAGCCCGTACACGTCCTGGATGTCAGCTTTGTAGGCGTCGTGGATCAGGGCGCGGTTGCGGTTGAGTTCGTCCACGAGCTTTTTAATCTTGAAAGCCACCTGGGGGTTGAATGGCGCGCCGGCCAGGCGCTGAACCGACTGGATGAACTGGTTGCTGGATACTTGTTCGTAGGTCATTTTGAAGCTCATTGGGGAAGTCCTTTCGAGAGTTGGAGGAGCAGCTCTTTGGTCTGCTCCCAGTTTGATGGGCTTGCGACAATTGCTACTCCGTGGCATCTCTGAACTTCGCTGAGCTTGTATTTCTGTAGCGGGGACAGTACGCCCACGTCAGTCTTTAGCTCAAGGGCGACAAAAGATCCCGCGCAGCACAGTAAAAAATCTGCATCTCCCACCACTGTTAACTGCTGAATAGGGAAAAAACAAGTATTTTGAAGCGTTCTAAGGAACGGTATCACCTTGCTGGTTCTGAATTGCGTTTCTTTCTTCAAGCCGTTTTGCCTTCACCTTTCTCCACTGAGCTTTAGCTTCTGCATGGTCTCAGCTTTCTTGGTCGAGGTAGCACTCGTAATACCTTGGGGTGAAAAAATCCTTGTCCAGCAACTCACGGAGCGAAGTGCGCCCCTGCTTTTCTGGGAGGTGGCTGATGTTCAGGATGTGGTAGTGCATCCTTTCCAGATACTCCCGCTCCCGCTTCTCCTGTTTCCACCGCGTGATCTCGATTACTTGTCCCACCGAATACCCCCATCGTTTTGTACCGATCATCCAGATCGGGTCTTGTTTCGTGAAGCTCGCTTGCAAACATCAGGCAACAGGATGCGTGATATAGATGTAGCAGACCAGTTTCCTGATCACGATCCTCGCCCCCCAGGTACGCAAATAGGTGCCGCAGTGCCGCCCCGAGGAGCCGGGAGCGTGCGATACCTTTACGCCAATTGTGAGCCGCGTACTTCTTAGCTCCAAACGTAAGCACCTGCCCCACACCGTTGATCCACGAGGCGGAAAGCAAATCCAACTGAACCTTTTCCTGGTCATTCTTCACTCCGCTCATACTGGGTACCCCTTCGTCTTGTCCGCCAAAGACTTGTCTGACCACTCCATGGAGGCTGTAATGGGGAGGTACTCGTGGGGATAGATGGACTCCATCAGCTCGACCACCCGCCTCGGCACCTCTGCCACTTCTGACTCATGGCACTCAATAGGGATTTCGTCGTGGATCGTCATGATCATTTTCGATTTTTTACACAGCAGGTACTCATCTACCGCATTGAGCGCCATTTTATTTATATCCGCACAGCCGCCCGATACCAAATAGTTGATCGCTCGGTAGGCGAAACGTGGGTCCGGGAAATGGCAACGCCTGCCAGCCCAGTTGAAGATCCACCCCCGGACCTCTGCCGTCCTCGTCACAAGCTTGATCAAAGCGGCAACCTCCGGACTAGCCTTGCGGAGCGCCGACTTCAAAGCCGCTGCATCAGACACACTGGACCCGATGGTTGCCGCCAGGGTTTCATTACCACTCCCGAAAAGAAATGCGAAGTTTCCGTTTTTTGCACGCTTACGTGTCAGCGGCGTCCCCATGGCGGTCACGGCATTGGCGGTTGCTTGGTGTGGGTCCAATCCTTGCTCCTTCATCATCCGTACAATCTCAGACTCCCTCCCTGCTTGCTTGCACGCCAGGTCAAAAAGGAAAGAATACTCCATGGTGTTGAAGTCAGGCATCAGTAGAATGAACCCGGGCCGGGGGATGATCGCACGTCTGACGACGAACTCTTGCTCCAGCTCTATTCCTTCTTCATTGGAAAGATTCTGGAAGTTGGGGTCGGAGCTGGAGAACCGCCCGTGCCCGGCACCATCTTGGTGAAACTTCGGATGGACGATGTCATCTCGGTCTGCATGGTAAATAAACCCATTGTAGAAGTTCTCTTTAGAAACAGCGTCCCGGTAGGTGAGTACAGCCTTTGCGCCGGGGTTTCGGAACTGTTGTAAAGCTTCACTAGCAAAGCTTGGATTTCCTTTATCGGTGACTCCCCAGAACTCTCTGTCCTCTCGAAAAACCTCTTGAAAAAGCTTGGGTGAGTTTTTGAAATCGACGCCAGTGTGCGTTTTAAATTCTGCCAGTGCGCCCGCTGCTCGGGCAGCTTCAAAGCGTGCTGCCTGCACACAGTACGGTCGATCAATTCGGACTCCAAGATGCTCCATGCGAAATACGGTACGCGTAAGCCGACGCTCATTGCGGAGGATATTAAGCACAGAGGGCAGCGCGGGGGGAGTCGCATCAGCTAGTCCTTGCAGGGCCTTTTCCTGATGGTGGCCGAGACGATAACAGACTTCGGCGTCTCGCGCACCGTACCGGGATATAAGTGGAAACGGTACGCGGTCAAAAAACTTATGGGTGTAGGATTGGGTAGCCCCTGCACGCTTCTCATAAAGCTTGTTCTTCTGGATATGATCTTCGACTGTGGCATCTTTGCTGTACCCTATCCTTTCACCACAAGCATCCAGCGTGTACGACTGGTGCTCGTTGTATTCAATCAGCGCAATGGAGCGCGTGCAGTGAATGGTCCCCGATATAAAGATGCCCTCTCTTGCCAGGAAGGCAAGATCAAAAGTGGCTTTGTGGGCGTACCAGGTGGTGAGGGGGTTACTGAAGAGGGGCTTGAGCTTGTCCAGGTGGGAAGGGGAGAGGATTAGGTCTGCGTCGAGATTTGGGTAAGCCTGGAAGTTGAAATAGAATTGGAGGTACTGGTCCCCGATGATGACGGAAAACAATCTGTCCCCATGGTAGGGGCGTAGACCTGAAGTTTCAGTATCTACTGCCAGGGTAGGGTACGCCCCTAACCATGAGACACACTCATCAAACGTGGACCGGGTGACAATTACGCAGCTCGGATGGTCCGGGTGGCGGTGCGGGAAGTGGTCCTGCGCTGCGCTGCGCGGGCAATACTCGGTGTCCGGGTACGGCTCGCGGTGCTGCGGGCTGCACGCCTCGGGCTGGTGGTCTTTGTGATCGCCGCTTTGGTGACCATCGTCCGGGTGCCCACCATCTGGGTGCCCTGAATGTTGGTCTTGTGCGTCCGCACGAAGCTCACGATGGAGTCCATGAATTCCGAACGAGAGTTGAAACCCCTCTTCTTGTAAGTGTTCCTCACGAAACTGTCGTTGATGGGTCTCAGGTAGGAATAGTTGATTTCGGTCAGGACACGATTCTTGATCTTTGGCATATAATTCTCCTTGTTTTGAGGCTTGTATCATCATTTGCTTGCCCAGCATAGCTAGTCTTTTAGAACCACCAGTTGGTACTCAGGCAAGCGTGCACGTTCTGCTTCAAGCTGGTCTTCTTTTATGCGCTTAACCCACTGGAGTGGGTAGGTCTTGTAATCAATCTGCTGCCACCGGAACCCACAAGCCTTGGCCTTGTCTTTGCCAACACCGTTGTCATGCTTGGGGTGTGGGACAACAGCTCTGACCACCACACTGGGGCGTGCTTTGTACTCCAGAATGGCGCTGAACTCATAATTGCTCATCACCCGCAGCATGGTCAGAACATCGAAAACTGCACGATGCGCGAAGGGGTTGAGGAACCCATGATCGCCTGCCAGGTATTTAAGCTTCGTTGAATCCGGTGGGCTTGCAAAGGGGATATCCGTCTTCGTGTCCACCCATTGGAGAGACTTCAAGAACTTGGCTTCCACCTTGTTCCGCTCCAGCTCCGCAAGCAGCAAAGGCTTGTCGTAGCCTTCCCCGTTGTGGCCTACAATGTACTCGACGTTGTGCTTGTAGCAGTACCCATCCAACCACTTGAGGTTGTCAGCAGGGCTTGTCCCAAACTCCTTCAAGATCTCGTCCGTAATTCCCGTAAGCCTGATGATCTCCTCTGACAGGGGCTCGTAGCTGTCATCATGGAGGAACACTCCGATGGTGGTCAGCGGACGCTTGGTCTCCACGTCCCACAGGCAAGCCCCAATCTCCGTGATGCGGGAGGTTTTAGTACAGAGCCCATTGGCCTCGAAATCTAAACCCAGTACACGAGTCATTTCACAATCCTAATAGGTTTGAATTTGCGCGCCTGCTCGGGCTTTTTAACCCGCTCAGGCAACGTGTGGACGGACACGCCGTCGAGGATTTCTTGTTTCAGCTTCCCCTGCTTCACCAACTCCTGAATCTTCCTGTGCTGGGCCTGGGACTTGATCTTCATGAGGTCATCAGGATGCCCAGAGCCTGGGCAACCAGCTCGTAGCCTGCGTTGGCGGAGTAAGGCACCGAGTATGGCCTGCGCTGGGTAGCCCGGTAGTCATGGTCAAACCCATTGGCGTGCGTGCTCTCATGGAGGATCGTGTCCCCCAGGTCAAAAGGCGTATTGATGAGCCGCCGGTTGATGGATACCAGCGGGGTTCCCCCGGGGTAACTGGGGTAAGTCGTGCAGGCGTCTTGGGAGGACCAGGGCCACCAAGGGGAGTATATCTCGATGTCGAGGGTGACATCCGTGCGAATCATTGCAAGCACGCCCGCGTTGTCCAGCTCGTTCATCTGCACAAGCTTTCTCGCCAGCATGAAGGCCTCAAACTGGGGGCTCATTAAAACTTTGTTGGCGAACTCCAGACCCATTTGGAGGGCGTAGTTTTCAGCCTGGCTTGCACCGTTAATCTGTCCGAACTTGATCATGCACTCCCCCTTTGTAAAGCCCCCGTACCCCAGCTTGAGGTCCGTTGTACGGGGGCACCCTTGGCAGGTCTTTAGAACTGGGAACCGCCCCCGACCGATGCCACTTCCTCGCTCTCTTCTGAATCTACCACAACATCCTTGGTTGCAAGCGTAGACTTCCAGTAGTTGGCGACCTCAATCAGATCAGGCGGCGTCTTGCCCACGTTCTTGACGCCGTAGACGTAGAACGTGCCCTTCTCATTCTTGGTGCGGGTGCAGGAAAGCTGAAGCACCGAGACAAGCCCAGGCAAGTTGAACTTGCGGGCCTTGGCAAAGTGGGTGACGACCTCCTTGCCGGCTGCATAGGAGCTGGACCGGAAAGAAATCAAGACCGGCATCAGAGCCTTGTCCGGATCGGGCATCTCCCCCTTGGCAGCCTTGTCGCGCTCGGCCTTCTCGGCCAGGGCGTCGTTCACCAGGATGGCAAACAGGTTCAGCGACTTCGTGCGCTTCCACATGGTGCCTTGGCTTTCAAACTCCCAGGGCAAGTCCTGGTTCTTGGCCGTCATGGGCTCGCTGGAGCGGTACTCGTACTTCTGCCCCACCATTTCAGACAACACCCAGGTGTTGGTGAAGGTGATGGGTATGAAGTCCACAGGCTTGTCCCCATTCCCCAGCTTCTCCCCATTGGTGGACCGAACGATGTCCCCCATCTGAGCCTTACCTTCTGAGACCATCTCAGACAAGCCCTGCATCAGGTGCAGGCGGGGTATGACCATGGACTGGGAGAGGATGTCCTCACCCCCCAGATCCTCTGGGATGGGGGCGAGGGAGTTCAGGAGGGTTTCCCCTGGGGTGGTTGGGACGAGTTCAGTCTGCTTAGCTGCGCTATGCTTGCTCATGTGATTATCCTTTCCGGATTGATAGGTCGCGGTAAAATGTTGGTTCGGGGACGCCTGGGATCTGGAACTCCATACCACGGCCTTCTTCCTTGGCCGTCTCCCACTCGGAGTTCAGGTAGGAATTGTAGGACGTGGAGTTGACTGTCGCGTACTTCTCGAACAAGCCTTTCTCCTTCAGGAAACTGAAAAATGCCGCTTTATCTTCGTCCGTTTTGGGGAGGCTGAAGCGCCACTTTTCTGAGATCCCGATGGTGCCTGAGCCGGGGAGCTTGTAGTTCTCGCGCCCCAGTTCTTCCAGGTAAAGAACTGCCTTCTGCTTCATGGCAGAAAGCTTGTTGTTCTCAATGGCAGTCAGCGCGTCCATCTCTTCGATCTTCTTTCGTTGCTCGAAGATGTCGATGACTAGCTGGTCCAGTTCTTTGGCTGTGGGATTGTGTTGCTCGATTGAGCTTTGATTGAGTGCTTCCATCTTTCTTACTTCCTATTTTTGGTTTCAAGGTTCAATACCCGCGCAAGCGGGCACCCACTACTTACCAAACCCCGTTGGGCTTGCAAGCAGAATTTTTAAAAGCTTGTTTTTTAGTCCGCAAGCCTCTGTAGGATCGCTTCACTGATGGCGGTCTTGTTAGCGAGCGACTCGCACACCAGTTCGTCAATTGAATCGGCCGTGACCAAGTCGATCCGTGTAATCTTCTCGTGGATCTCACTCCCCCCACGGTGGTTCCTGGCCTCAGCCTGCAAACTCTGCTCCAGCGAAAAGTTGCGACTGTAGAAGATCGCGTAGGACGCTTCCACCAGGTTCAAGCCGATGCCCGCGCTGCCGGGGTGCCCAATGAAGACGCGGCACTTGGGGTCAGTCCGGAACCTCTCGACGTTCTTGTCCTTCTGGGCGGCTGTAATACCCCCGTGGACCTCGACGTAATCCAGCCCCAAGCCCTCGCAGACTTGTTTTATCTGCTCGTAATTCTGCTTCCAGACTGCCCAGGTCAAAACCTTGTGGTTCGGGGTTAGCTCCTCAAGCAAGTCTTTCAGGGCTTCCTGTTTGGGGTTGTCTTCTAGCGCGATCTCTTCCCCTCCCACAACCTTCACATAGCCTGAAGCAATCTGCATTAACCTGAGCGCCTTGGTGATAGCCAGCGTGGCTGTGCAAGCATCGTCTTTCAAGAAGGTGACGAAATCTTTTTTCATCTCGCGGTAAAGACGGCCTTGCTCCACCCCCAGCGGGACCTTCAAAACTTGTCTGACTAGGTGCGGCAAATCCAAGCAGTCCTTTTTCTCCACTCTCATGCCTTTTCGGTAAATCAGCTCGTTGATCTCCTCCAGGCACTTGGGCATCACCTCCCAGCACGGAAAGTGGCGGTCGCGTGGCATTCCCGCGTTTTTGTCGCGAAAGTAGCGGCCCCGGAAGGCGAAGAAGTTTTTTCCGAACGTCTCGCCCCCGTCCAGGATCAAAAATTGCGAGAAGAGATCAAGCGGAGAATTGAGGACCGGGGTTCCGGAGAGGATGTACTTGTACCGGGCAAGCTGGGAGATCTGGATGGCGCGCTTGGTCCGCTTGGACTTTGGGTCTTTGCATTTATGACTTTCGTCCAATACGAGGCACTCTGGTCCCCAGGCGAGGAGAGCGGTGAACAGTTCTGGCATGAGAAGGGACTCGTAATTCGTAACGAACAATTTCCCATTCTTCTGCACACCTGAATACCCCTCTCTCCGGATAGTTTCACACCTCTGCTTGCCGGAGCCAGAGAGCGCGACCACATCTTTTTCTGGGATGCTCGAATACTTGCGCCACTCGTCTTTCCAGTTACGGATAACAATCGGCGGGCAGAGGATGAGGGTACGCAGGACTCTGCGCTCACGGTTGAACTTCTGCCGGAGGATATTAATCGCAGTGGAGGTTTTCCCGGTCCCTTGCTGAAACAAGAGCGCAAAGTTAGGAAGATCCCTCGCACGTTTAATCGCCTCAAGCTGGTGAGCCCACGGTTGAATCTTGTACTTTGGCTCTGCGCCTCCTGGGTTCGTACTTCCTGGAGGCGATCCGGTGGCACTCTCGACACTCCCTGGTCCCTTCTCTTCTGACATATACGTTTTCTCCTGAGAAGGGGTGGCCTCGGAGGCAAGCTGTTTTCTTTGCTTGGGGGTGTCTCCCCTTGGCGACACAGTCTCGCTGATTGTCCGAGTTCGTCCCCAAGAAAAGATGTTCGGGGTTGATGCAGGCCCTATTGTCGCAGGTGTGGCAGACCTGGAGTTTCCCGGGGTGCTTCTTGAATATCTGGAAGACAATCCTGTGGGCCGCGTGGGCCTTTCCTGAAATACTAACCTGGCCGTACCCGTTTGTGGTCTTTGCTCCACGCCACTCAATACACTTGGACTGCATTCACTTCTTCCTTCTTTTTCGTTTACACTTCTCTCCCCAGTCGGCTGAGCCTTGGGTGGGGTCGGAGGGTAGGCTGTTGTCGGTGTCGCACTCAAGCTCGGCGTAAGCCCTTCGCTTTCTCTCACGACGCCGCCGCCTTTTCCCCATGCTTCATCATATCATCGTGCTCGACCCGCTGAGCGGCCATCCATTCTTTATGAAGCCGACCTTCCTGCTCGGCCAGCACGCGCCACTTCTTCGGATCGTCCAGGATGCAGGTCTTCATTTCCCGACGAATGTCATCCAGTCGGACTCTCACCTTTTCGCTCTGCTTTAAGGCTCGGCCGGTGGAGGGGAACAGGTTCACCGTGGCGTACCTGAGCGCATCGGTGGCGTGTAAGGAGAGCGGAGTGAAAAATCCCAGGTCTTCCACTTCCCCCGATACCAGGTAGCACACGCCGTCGCTTGCATGGATGTCCGTCCGCAGTGCGATGCCCCGGTAGCCCGTCAGGACGGAGGCGTCCTCGACCATGAAGTAAGCGCCAGTCGCACCGGAGGCCACGGCCTCCCGACTCAGCTCGATCAAGGTGCGGGGAGAGAAGAAGGCCCGCACCTCCTGCCGGCGCACGCCCTCGCTGTTTTCGATCTCAAGCAGCCGCATTTCCAGGGAGCTGGAGAACTCCCCCCACCCCCGCGCTGCCGACAACGTGCCGTGATACCTTCGACTCCCATCGCTCATCAAATCATCCTTCAATGCCCCGACATGTTCCTCACAAGCTTGGGCTTTAATTTTCTGTGGTCCGTCCAAGCTTCTGACACCATCTGGGCAAAAAGCTGGAGGTCTTTCTCACTCTCAATTGGGGGGAAAGCGCCGCTGATTCCCGCTTTGCTTGCGACAACCATGGCCTTCTCTCCTTCGTCACTCCCGTGGATCGTGAACTCCACCACTGTCTCCCCGCTGAGCAGGTTCCTTTTCTCTTTCGTCCATGTGAGATTCATCTAGCAGCTCCATCTGGTTAGGGTTGAAGCCACAATCGTAACAGTGGCCCGACGAAACACAAATGGAGTAGTTCTCAATTCCGCACTTAAAACAGCGGATCATGCAGATCTTGCCGCTTTCCGTTTCGTACCCGTGCCCATGGCCGCGCAGGATCTCCTTCACTTGCCACCCCGGTGAGGCAACCCGTAGTTGCTCACCATGCAGCCCGGTAGGCTCAGCTCCTTGTAGTAGCTGGTGCAGATCTCGTACTTGCCGTAGATCTTCGCCGCTAAGTAGCCCAAGGCCAGGAAGACCAAACCAACCGCGATCAGACGCCATAAAGCCGCTCGTATTTCCATGGAGACCCTCATCTGGTCACCGCCCAAGTGGACAAAGTAAGTCGAGGGCTCTGCCCACCGTTTCAATGCCATGCCTGTAGCCCGTGTTGTACCCTTCACTGTAGACCTCCCTCAAGATGCCCCGGTCAGTTGTTGTGACCCGAGCTTGTTTTAGTTCGTCCGCCATCGTCTCTGCCAAGAGCTGGCGTTCTTCCTCGCGCGACAAGACCTGCCCTTGGTTCGCAGCCGGATCGGCCGGAATCATCGCGGCCATCGTCTCATGCAAGTACATGAGACAGAAGACCACCGCTAATGCCGCCACTACTGCCGCCCACATCACCAAGTCTGTTTTGCGCTTGTTCATGGCGGGCTGTATAAAGCTTGCTTGAAAATAAAACAAGCTTTTTAAAAAGCTTGTTTGATGGAGGGGTGTGTCTTGTGGTGTGAGGTGCGGGGACCACTATGGATGGTATACCCGGGCCGATGACACAACCCTTAGAAGAAGGAAACCAGCCCGGGGCAGGCCCTGCGAGGTACCTGCAAGCCAAAGCTATTGACTTCCGTTTCATTTGGCAAGTACCTTGTCCGTTCAACCCTTAGAAAGAGGAAATCACATGAACGACCTTTCGAGTTTGCTTGCACGCCTTACGGAACTGGGCTTTGACGTAGCGCCGACTTTTGAAAATGCCCCACACTCGCAGCGGTGCTCCAGGAACGGGAAGACAGGGAGCGCCTGGTTCTGGGGCCGCTCCTACCAAGTTGATGGGAAGACCATACTCACTGCAAGCTTCGGGGACTTCGCTGACCCAAGCCTGGAAGACCAGGTGTGGGAGAGTGAAGGAAACTTTACAGAGCAAGAAAGAAAACAGATTGAAGCCCACCTCAAGAAAGTCCGCAAAGAAGAAGTCCAAGAAGCCAGCGCCCGCCAAGAAGAAATGTCTGCGCTATACCTGGCCGAATGGAACGACTTTACTGATCGCGGCGAGTCCCCCTACTTCAAGCGAAAGCTACCGTGCCATCAGCACCACCCCCTCTTCGGCTGCAAGCTCAAGCCGGTGGGTGACCAAATACTTACCGTCGTCCCTGCTCGCGACGTGGAAGGCAAACTCTGGGGTTACCAGACAATCGAGCCCCAGGAAAAAGGACTGAAGCTCTGGGCCCCTGGCACCAAGAAGAAAGGATCATTCCATGTCATCGGAGAACTTAACAGTGTTACAGCACAAGTCCTCGTGGCTGAGGGCCTCGCAACAGCGGCGAGTCTTCATGAGGCTACGGGGCTCCCCACAGTGGTTGCCTTTGACGCCGGAAACCTTGAGCCAGTGGTTCACGCACTTGCCACCAGATACCCTCATGTCCGATTACTTGTCTGTGGAGATGACGATCACCAGACCCAAGTTGAGCGAGGCCGTAACCCAGGTCGGGAAGCCGCCGAAAGAGCAGCAAGAGTGGTGGGTGTGGCCCCTGTCTTTCCTGCTTTTGGTCCTGACCATGTGGGGGACAATCTTACTGACTTTAACGACCTGGCGGTATTGCAGGGCCTAGAGGCCGTAAAACTGCAAGTGCTGGAAGCGTTGGACCGGGTTACCCCGCCAGCGCAACCAGCACTTGGGTCTGTGTTTATCGAAGTCCCTTTCCCGGAGCAACTCCCAATTACAGTCAAACCTGGAAAAAAGCCCGTCCTCCCAGAAGAGAAGCAGGTGGTCAACCAGATGCTGAAGTTTTTCGGGGACAGGCTCATACGCCAAGGCACCCGCGATCTCTTCTACTACACCGGCACCCACTGGAAGTGGCTCGATGATGCCGCAGTCGGACACCTCCGAAACATGATCCAGTGGATCTGCGGGGACCACGCCGGATTCCACATGATCAATAACACTCTTAAGCTTTTTGAATACTCGGTCCCACAACGGCCAGAGCAGGTGGATCTGTTCGTGCCTCATTCGGGTGTGATCAATGTCCGCAATGGAACCCTCCACCTGGTTCCCGTGCCGGGGACCGAAAGGCAGAGGAAGCTTGAGTTCCAGCCCCACAACAAGTCTGACTTCATCACCAACGTCCTACCCTATACCTACGACCATGAGCGGAAGGCCAAAAACCCCGAGTTTGAAGCCATGATGGAACGAATCGTCCATAAAGACCTGGATGCGGCGGGGAAGACACACGCCTTTCGAC